TTGTTGTAAAGTTTCCAACGCCTTGATATTTTATTAAAGCACTATAATCAGGGTGATCGTACGCAATCCATACATTATTCTGTAAATCAGTATCAATAGATGTCGGCATAAGTAAACCTTCACCTGCAAATCCACTTAAACTAAAAGTATATCCCTGATCAGGAGCTACAACAGAGTTAAATCCTGTCCAAGATGCTAACCAAGGATATGGAACCGTCCCCGGTACACCGTAAAATGACGAATCGCCGCCATTATTAGTTTGATAATTGAAGTACCAAACACCGTCTGTGAGATCTTGTATGTACCAAAATTGAGGTAATATATTATCGCCGGCCGGTCCATTTAACTGCCAAACCCCAGCTGGGTGATATGCGTTAGCGTTTGGATTATATGAATAAGTCCCGCTAGGTTGTAAAAATATATTATTAGCGTTTGCACCATTAAAGCCAGGACTAGATAAGTTGAATTGTAAATTAGTGTAACTATAGTCTGAACTTAAAGTATAAAAAACATTCGTTACGTTTGTAGGAGCAGCAACTGTTGTAACAACACCACGACTAGTGTTAATCTTAATAGCGGATCCGCTATCTAAAAGAGTAACCCAAATATCGCTATTACTATCCATCGCTATACCGTTAGGTGCTGCATGAGAGGATACACCGTCACCTAAAGTTGAGCTAGTACGAAAGTCGTTATTATATGAAATTAAATTATTCGTCAATACTGGCATTGCTGACAATGTAAAGCTATAATGAGTGACATTATTACCATCAACATACACCGGTAGTGGGTTACCATAAAGATCGTACTTAACAATTGTATCATTTACAGGATCAGCGAACCAGGTTTGATAATCATTACCTGATCCAGCACCAGATGTAGCAACACACATTGCATACACATTTTGATTATTACCAAGATTAAACAATGGATTACTATTATTAGTAAATGTTACAGTTGTATCTCCGGTAAATCCATTAATTTGCGTTTGTCTTAGGATTCTAAAAGCTGAATTATATTGTGGAATAGCTATCCAACCGACTAAAGCATCTTTCTGATAGTAGGCGGGCTCCACGACAGTTACTGCAGCAGTAAGAGCACAGTTTAGTGATGATTGTTGAGGTATAAAATACCCTTTATAGAATGCACCGAGAGATTGCGGGGCTTGTTGAGGAAAGTCTTGATGAAAGGATACTTGTCCGAGGGAAGTATAATTATTACCGCTAACACTAACAATACCTACCTGTAGATCATAGGCTGACTGTGGTGTTGTACCTGTAATTTGTGATGAAGAAAGAGGAGGATAATTTTTTGTTGTATAATTAAACGAGTCTTTAAATTTAACTACATAAGGAATTTCTGTGTTCTGCCAGCTAATATATGGTATACTGAAATTACTCGCGGAAAGAGTGCCCTCACCATCAATACCTGTTGTAGTAATAGAAAGGCGATTAGCAGGATTGAATCTTGTCTTAATACTAGCGTATACCGCTGGATCAATATTTTGATAACCATAAGGCGGATAACTGATATATTCGTACGCGTTTGTTCTTTGGGTGAACGCATCTTTAAGTCTTGAGTTATCAAGAGTAGCAAATAAAATTATAGGGCTACTCTCAGTTGTAAGATTTGCCGGTCTATCATCAGTATACCAGAATTGACAATTACCAATAGCTCCTGCTAATACAGCGCCAGAATCAGTAGCTTTGCATTGTTTAATTTGATTATTTTGAATATTGACATATACAGCTGTTAGGCTCGGGGAAATACTATCAATCTCAAGATAATCAGGTACACTACCAACAGTAGATAAAGTATAAAAACGACTTAAAGACCGAAGATGCTCCCACTTGTCCTTAAGAGTGTCAGCAACATAGTTATAATCACCGTGAGCTCCAGAAGCGTAAAGATTAATTGTTACACCAGTAGCTGTAAGTGCTTGGTAGTTCTGCCAACTAAAATTCGTGTTTAAAGTAAAAGGATCGATAAGTCTACCGGCAGGGATATCATAAACAAAGCTCTTATAGTCCTGAAAGGCAATTTGTGTTGAAATGTAGTCATATACAGCAATAGTACTCTGATACGTACTATCGTAAGCATTACCTGCAGCATCGAAGATGGTTAATGTTACATTATATAAACCTGGCCATTGATAGTTATGTGTCGGTGATATAGTATCAGATGTTGATCCATCGCCGAAATCCCAATGACAGAGTTTATTTGAAATACTCTGGGCGCCAGAAAGGATAGGCGATGTACTAAAGTCAGGAATGAATGTCAGAGGCGTATTGCCAAGAGTAAAGGATGATAATACACTATTACCTGTATAATCTACAACGTTATAATAAACATATGTGTAGTTAATGTTATTTGCCATTGGTCAGCCTTATTTGAGTGATTGAATAGATGGTGTTGTAACCTGTATACTATTAATAAAGTTAGTCGCGTCCTTTAAATATGGAAATTTAAAGTATGGTAGAGGGATATTTTGTGTGTATGTATTAATGTCGTTATAGGGATAAACGGGGTTATAGACGAGTAGACTTACACCTGGGACTGTTATCATTTGCCCGTTATTATTGTCAGTATACTGCGTGTTAACGCTTACGACACCATCGATATTGAGTATCTGATTTTGTAAATCTGCAGTATTAATAAGTAGCCCGAGATTGTCATTCGTTGTAGCAAAATAATTAACAAAAATATTTGCTACTTGCTGCTGAATAGATATAGCATCGGTCTTAGAATTGATATTTCTTGTAATTATTAAGTTTGTATTATTTGCAATGTCAGGTGTGAGTGTATTACCCGGTACGTTGACACCTAACGCTACTTCAACATATACAGGATCATTAACAATTAATTCAGCTGTAGTTAATTTAATATTTTGAAGATCATTGAGTATAAGCTGCTTCTGTGTGTTATTAAGGTAATTTACCCTTGTTGTAAGAGAAGACGTCTTAACTAACTTCGGTACAGCGTAGATATAAACATTATTAAAGTTACTTGAATCGGCAAACTTTACCTGATTAAACAATACCCTAGATTGCGTATTAGGGCTTGTTACACCGAGATCAAAATAATACTTTAAATGACCGGTAATATAATCCCAGTTACTGACTACTTGCGTTGATGCAATAATATTACTATAGTTTTTATTGATATATGTTACAAAATCATTAGGTGTAATGAGCCTATATTGACTTCTAAATGTATTAGGTGCATTTAATTTAATGCTAGTGACGTTCTCGGGCGCTACAAAGTTTGTCGATGAATCAGTATTAGAGAAAGTAATATTTGCAGATTCTGTTGTAGTGAGAATATTGAGGTTGGGTGAGATAATATTTGCTGCAATACTATTAAATCTCGATGTATTAAAGAAATATAAGGGCTTACCATTTAAGGTACCTGGTCCGACCTGACCCTTAACACCGTCTGATTTTAAATAGTAAACAGCGACCTGATCACCTGGACTTAATTGTTGACCGGTAACATTATTACCAAATTTAATTTCGTATCTGTTATTTTCGTTCAAACGAATTTCGTATTTCGTTGCATTTGACTTTTCTAAAAATAACGATTCCGTTGATGTCCATTGTACCCACTTAGCATTAGGATTTGTACTACTCTTTACATATACGTCGATATTAAAATGATCAATAAGAATATTTTGCCCGCTTGGATCGACAATAGTTAAGGTAAGAACTTCAAAGGGTGCACCCGTAGCACCATATGTGGGATACTCTGTATATGTACCTTGGTAGAGAAGACTATTATTTTGTAGATCTGTTATTGGCTGAGGTGTACCTGTAGTATTGGTATCAGTAAATGTAACGTCACTATTAAATGAAAAGTTTGTACCATTAATATTAATGTAAGAGTATCTTGGAATTGTATATGTACCTGCAGCTAGATTACCGGTATCAGTTGTCTTAAAGGGTAAGATAGCTGTTTGGTAACCGATAGGCTTATAACCAATCAGCTTAACAATCTTATTGACATTTTCATATAGCTCAGCTGTTGAAAAGGTAGCTTCAGAACTTGTCCTGTTTAGATAAAAGAGAAGAACGTGATATGCATAAGCAATAATATCAATAATGGAAGATAGATTGCTTCCTTCATACTTTTGATCCGTATAGGCATTTGTAGAATTTAATCTTGTTACAATAAGATTTTTTAAGCTTAAGGCATCAAAAGCTGCGTACCCATTAATGGGTAGATTAAAGTCGTTAAGCTTATTATTATTTGTTGCCATATGTTATTAAGAAGTAAAAGTGAACCCTGAAGTACTTAATGTACCGTTAAGTTGAAAGCTAGTTGTACCTAAGGCTGGTACGGTAAATGCAATTGCAATATCATATTCTTGATTATCAGGTAGAGCTACAACACTTACTTTCTTTAATACAACGCGTGGTTCAAATGTTGTTACACCATTTACAATTTCATTACCAATTAAATTA